TGTTTATAAATTCAACAATGATTGGTCTATATGGGTCTGGTATTTTGGAAGTATCAGATTGAATTTGAATATCGGTTACTTGGTCAACTATATCATCATCTTCTGTTTCACCTGCACTTGGAACAACAAAGTGAGAAATTTCTTGTGAGATATTATTTAAATATCTGTCGTTAAAAAATTGTTGTTTGTTTTCAATACGAACACTTTCCGTTATACCCTCTGCGGCTTGACCTGGATTAGTTGGGTCCTCAATGGAAACCAAAAATCCATCTTCATCTCTTGTAGGATTGTTTGCATCAACCGAACCAGATATTTGTTGTTTTGCAAGTAAATCTAATACTTTTTCTTGTTGTTCAGTAACATCTGAATCAAGGATATTTTTATAAGTATCTGACTTTAATCTAGCTTGTGAAGGTAAATAAGGCATTTTATCTCACTATTCTGAATTCATTATCGTTGTCGTAAAAGTTTATTTGTTCATCAGTTGTTCCACTACCACTAACTACCTTAACACAAAAACGATAATTTCTTTCTGATTGTAGTCCATTCATCCATAGATTAAAATAATTACCTGTGCTATCACAACTAATTTTAGAACCACTACCATAAGGTATGATTACTTCTTCTGTTTCTGAATCTCTTACTTCATAAAAAGCAGATGCACTTGGTAAATATTTAGTTGTAAGTTCTGCTGGTGTTGTGTCAAACGCAGTTGTAGGATATAATTCTCTACCAACTAATCTAAACTTTACTATCGAACCTTCTTTATATTCTGTTCTTAAATTTTTAAAATATACTTTTAATCTTTCTAAGTCTGTTGAACTCAAAGCTGATAAACTTCCTGTTGAGAAACTTGAATCGTCCCACACCACTTCTAATTTAGGTGGGTATATTGTATGTGTTTCTCTACCGAAGTATTTTAGATTTCCCAATCTATCTGAACTACTTTCATCTTTTGTAGTGTCACCACCTGGATTATATGAGAAATCACTTGAACCTGTATATAGTGATTCTCTTTTTACCAAGAAACCTCTGTTCGGAAATAAAGAACTTGAGTATATGTGATTCTTAACTAAGTCTGAAATATCTACTCTTAAATCTTTTTTATCAAATGTTAGTGCGTATGATGAACTAACTGAATATTGTCCACCCAAACTTCCAGTAAACCAAGCACCCCCGTCAGTTAATACTGAACCCGTTACCCAAGGTGTTGTGTTTTCGTGGTCTCTGTATTGATAACTTACTCCGTCCTGTGTTACTGGGTTGTGGTCAAGCTTTCCTGTTCCTTGTTTCCAAGCACTACCACTAACCATATATACAAAAACATTTTGTTCTGATTCAACTTCGGTTGATGTTGCGTCAAATAAATTTAAATAGTATTTTGCAGTTGCTGGTATTTTACCATTTTGTATAGACTGAGAAATATAAGAATAATCAAAGTCAATTAATATTCTTGAAATATTTTGAACAGTTCCATTTTGTGCAACTTCTTTATTTATTTCTAATATTTCATCTAATCCTGTGTTTCTTGATGAAGTTGTAGCACCTGAATATATTGATGAGTCTCTTTTGTTAAATTCAAAATAATGCATTATCTATCTCCCACTACTCTACCTTCAATATCTACATTAGGATACTTGACCTCAAATATACTTGGGTCCAATGAAGGATATAAAATTCCATCTCTAACCGAAGAATCTGTATCATATATATTTCCACTATATCCATCAGATACTTTATGTTTGTTCTCAATCACTACAATATTCTTATTAGGATTATTGTCTTGTGGTGGAACTACCGTAACAACACCATCTACCAACCCAACTACATAAGCTATGTCACTTAATATGATTGGTTGATTGATTTGCCATTTTTTAATTTCAAAATGTTTCTTAACTGCCTGTATTGCGTTAAACAATACTTCGTTTTTGTTATATCCCCTTTTTACCGTGATTGCAAATCTAACACCTACATTAATAACATAAGCGTCCTTTAAATTTATTGCATCTGTCAATATTCTATATTGAGAAAGATATGTTTTTAAATTTTGTTTTACTGCATTGTTTAGTCTTACTAATTTACTATCTGCTGTATATCCTAATAGATACATATTCAATGCTAATGGATTAGGTATAACATCTATGGATTTAATTCTACGAACTTCTCCATCAACAACTTCTAATTGTCCCTCTTGTTCTAATTGTTCGTCTTGAACAATAAATGCTTTAGCTATATTACCATATTTTTGTGGTAAAGAATAAACCCTTGTTATGTAGTCTGCTCTTGTAACTGCTCTGTTCTGTGCGTTAAAGAAAGCTGATGCATTAAGTTTTACTTCGTCAAGAGTTTCTTCACTTGCTCCACCCGACGCCCTTTCTAAATTAGTTACAGTCAAACTTTGTTCTGCATTTAAAGAAAGTGTAGAATCTACACCCTCAGTAGAATTTGTATAATTTTTTTCTAAAATCCTATTAACACTATTTACTGGAACATTGTGTTCTATAGCTCCACCAAAAATATATTCAATGGTAAGTGTTGTATTACTTGGTGCTAAACCAAATGTTCTTGTTTTCATAAAGTTAGCTGGGTCATATGATTCGTCTAATCTTGAAACACCAAAGCCTAATGATGAACCAACATTGTCTGGACTTGGAATTAATTCTTCGTCTGGATTAGAACTAATACCAGAACCGAATTTAACTTCCATACGATTATCATCATTGATTCTTGTTGTAAATCTTCTGGCAGTTTTAATAAGTTTTAATAAGTAAGGGGAATCATTTTTATAAGTTGATAAACTTGGGTCATTTAAATTTGTATTTTCCTCAGCTTCAAAAACTGTATCTTGTGCTAAGAAAGGAACTTCATACCACTTGTTTCCATTACTATCAGTTATAGAAATAATTTCAGTAACATTTTTGTCTCCTAAAAATATACTATCAAAAGTCTTAGCATTTCCAAAAGTAAATGTTTGTGTTTTTCTAACACCTGATTTTGCTAATGCACTTTTAGTTAGTCTGTAACTCGTAGGTATGTTACCTGATGTAGGAGCTAATGTTGTTACATCCATTGGGTCCAACGAACTTGATACTTTGAAATCAACATCATCTAACAAAGTAAATTCTACATCAGTATTTGAAAGAAATCTACTATTTGCTTGAACCTTTCCTGCTATATCTAAGTTTGGTGCATATTTACCACCACCTAAACTTTTAGCTGGAACATCAAGGGTTAGGGAAAGTTTTACAGTAGAAGGACAAGCTAATTTAGGTTTATATCCTAATGATTGAGCAATCTCAAAAATATTTTTCTTTTCTTCTGCCTGATTAAGTAATGTTTCCCTGAATTGATTATCTACATAGTAATTTAATACATCACCGACATATGCAGCCATTTCAACAAACATCATTCCTGGTGATGCTTCATTGAAGTCATTGTATTGTGATGGGAAATAAGATTTAGCAAATTCTATAAGATTAGCTCTTATATCTGCAAAATCTCTTCCAAGATAATTAACTTCTTTCTTAATTATTTTTTTATTTGTTCCATAGTCTACTTCTTTTAAGTTAGTTGTAGGCATTCTTATTCTCCGATGTTAAATTGTAATTCTAATGAGTCTAAAGAATTGGGTTCTAATTTTGTATTGTATTCTATTGATATAGAAATACTATTAAAATTAACTTCATCTTTAACGACAAACACATTGTTTATTTCAATGTATGGTAATTGTCTTGAAACAGCCTCTCTGATTGTTTCTTCAATAGAGTCTGAAGATATATCGTCAAAGTTTACAAACAAAAATGATTTTAAGTCTGAACCAAATGTTGGTTGCATTACTCTCTCACCTGGTGTGGTGAGTAAAAGATTTCTTAAATTAGATTTTGATTGTTCTAATATAGTTTTAGATTGAAAGAAAAATCCATTTAATCCATAGGATAACGGAAATTTAATTCCAACATATATATCTTTATTTCTATCTGTTTCTCTTACTGTTGCCATTATGGTCTAAAATTACCTTCGCCATTTTTCTTTTTATTAATTGCTTTCATTAGTCCAGAGTAATCACGAGTTAAAGCATCTTGAACACCTTCGGGAACTGCGTCTACTGAAACTCCCTGTTTCTTAATTGTGTCTACTGCTGCCATTTCTCTCGCCTTCTCTTTATTCTGTCCACGACCTAAATCTCCGTATCCTAATACTTCGGCCATATTATCACTACCTAATACACCACCACCCAATGAAGGATATTCGTCAGTTTGACCTGATGACCCTAATGGATTGGTATTGTTTAATACTTCATTTAACGCTGGGTTTTTAGAGTATTGTTTTTTAGGTTTATTGACAACCTTTTTAGGTTTAGGTTTAGAAATCGTTTCTGATAAACTAATCTCTTTTTCTTCATTAATAAATATCTCGCTCAGTTGTTTTTTGACTTCTTTACGGACAACTAATTCAATTATATTTTTTAACTTATTTTTGTTCATTACTACTCCTTATTATTATAAATTCTTTTGTGCTTCACCACTCGCTTGCATTGTATTGGATAATGCTTCACCTGCAACTGCTGCGGTTTCTTTTGTTGAAACATCTATTTCTTTTTCAGCTATACTTATACTAAATCCATTTGCAAATCCACCTTGACACTTTTCCTTAAATTTTCTTGCATCATCTCTCCAGGCTTTTCTGGCATCTTCTTGTTGTTCGAAAGGTAATTGTGCAATTGCTTCATATTGGGATTTTAATTGACCAGCCTCTTGTTTTAATTCAGGACCATTTGCGATTGAACTTAAATCACCACCATTAGCTTCAAAGTCATTTAGTGTAGCCTCCATTTGAATAAAGTCGTCAATAGTTAAAGACTCTAATTTTGAATAAATTAATGTTTCAAAATATTCCGCTGGATTTTCTGCAATAGCTTTAAATTCTTCAAATTGTGCTTTTGCTACCTCATAATCTTCTTTCAACTTATCTACTTCCTCTACAAGGTCTGTTAAATTACTTAGTTTTGATAATACATCTGCCATACCTGGTATAGGATTAAAAGCTTCTCTTAACTCATCAATCGTATATGTTTTCCAATCATCAAAGTCTAACCATTTTAAACTTACGATTAGTTTGTTTGTTTCTAATGCTGTTTTTGCATTTTTTATTGCTACTTTAATATTTTTAAACCAAAGTGGATTAGGTGTAGACCTTGTTCCTGGAATAGCTGCTGGAATCAAACTATTTAATGTTTGAATATATTCTAAAATATTTTGTCGGTGGTCACGAGCTAACTTACTACCTCTCTCAACAATTCCACTTGGTAATAATAAAACATTACCTGATTTTAAATCTTCTTTCAAACGATAAGTTGTTTGAACTTGTTGAGAAAAAGATTTTGAACTAATACTAACTTGTTCTGAATTTTTTATTTGAACTTTTGTTCCTTTGATATGAACATTTCCTTTACCAGCGAAAATAGCTATATCATCTTCCTTTGCAAACATAACTATTCTATCTGATTGCATAAATATTGATGGGTTTGTAAAGTTACTTACAAATGGTGACCTATCCTTCATTTTATATCTATTATCATTTGATAACTCCATTTGACTACCAATCTCAACCAATCGAGTTGGATAGTTTGGTTGTTCGTTTGTTAAAAGATGAATAATACTATCAACCCCACCATCGGGATTTTCTTTTCTATGAGAACCCACTTTAATATTACCAGAATCTAATTTGTCTGCATCAAATGGTTGGTTACTGGAAAGTTGTATATAATTATTATGTCTACCTTGTATTAAAGTATCACCTGGTTCAAAATTACTAACTGAAATTTGACCCATTGATTGTTTTCTCAAATTGGGTCCAAATCCACTCATATCTCTAACACCTTTGACATTATCAGATTTATCTTCAAAGTTAGTTTGTCTTTCTACTGGTGTTGTTTTCTTTTCAATCTCTTTATTATTAACACTAACATTTATTGTCTGGTTATAATTGTTAATAACTTCCGGACTTGGGTTCATTGCAGAAAAATAATATCTTTCATCATTAAATTCCATACCAATTACAAGTTCACCTGGTAAAGGCATTTGTAGTATGTTAGAGTTTATTGGTTTAAACTCTCCATTCACACGAGCATCACCCTTTGATATATTATGTTCAGAATAAATGTATCTACCAATAATACTTCCAAACTTACTTCCATCATTTTCTTCTACAACTTCTACCACTTCTACTGGTTCGAGTTGATGAAAGAATTCCTTTTGAACCAATTGTTTCATTTTTAGACGCAACAATCTTTCATCAATTTGTCTGTTTGATGTGCTGTTGTCCTCTAACCGAACTGTATTTTTCTCTTTGGTCTCTCCAACTTTTGAAGGTGACTCATCAAAGTAGGCCATTAGTTTTCCTTACTGATAGAACTTTCTATTTCGTCTTTCTTGATTTGTAACTCTTGAACATCTGTTTCTATTGCACTCATCAGTTGTTCTTTTTCTGCGTCTGATAAACCGAACTCACTATCGTCAGATGCTATTCGTTTTTCAGCTGCTGTAATTCTTTGAACGATTGTTGCCAACTTAACAAGTTGTTCATCGTTCTTAACATTGATTTCTAAATACTCTTTCAACATAGGTATAATCTGAACGGCTGTATCTCCGTCCTTAATAAATCCAACCACCTCTTTCATTAGAACTTCTAATTGCTTTTTATTGGTGTGGGAATTATCATATATGTCCTTAAAGACATCTGATAGGGTTTTACCCTTGAATATTTCGTAATCGTTTGACATAGTTTTTACCTAACAATAAATAGTGAAATGTTAAAAAATAGAGATATATATTTATATATTGATTAATATTTTCAAATATTGCTTATAGTTATTATACGAAGTCGGAAAAACTCCGATTTTTATTCATTAAAGGGGGAAACTAAAATGAAAGACACAATCAAAATGATTATGGAAGGTGTAACTGGTATTAAAGACCTATTACTCCACATAGTCGGCTTAGGTGTTCTCGTGCAGTTAATATTTGTAGGGGGATTCTTAGGTATGGATATTGTTGGTAATTTGATTAGTTTGGTAAATACTTTCGCTAACGCGGGATTTGCTGGATTTATATCACTAATTGTGATACTCGGATTACTCAATAAATAAAGGTGAATTAAAAAGGGGAATAGAAATATTCCCCTTTTTTATTTTATAGGTTATCCCAACTACCAGTCCATTTGGTTTCAATCGAACCAGTAGCTAAATAATTCTTTTGTAGATTTGCGTGATGTTTTTTTAGAACATTTATCACACGAGTAATGTGTTGTGTGTTGGAACCAGTCATTTCTCTAATCAGAATATATAATGCTTTCTTATTAAAGTTCTCAATGTTCTGTCTTTGTTCCATAAGATACAATACTGAATTAGCAACATCTATATCTTGTTTTCTTTTAAACACGGTAGTCAAGTTGTTGGACCAATATTCTACGAACAAATCCATATACTCTTTCTTACCCTCTAAGATATCTTCTCTTTTGGTTTCCCACAAAGCATCTCTTTTGTAATCAGTTACTGACTCGTCATCAGTTTGTTTAAGTTTTTTGTAATTATTGTTGTTGTGTAGAATCAAATAGTTCTTAGCAACAATACTAAAGTATGAAAATGCTTTACCTTTACCCTCGGTAAACTTATGCATATTCATATACAAGAAACTTACAACCTCGTGTATAACATCTGTGCTTGGAACATCAAAGTAATAAAACTTAAATGTGTGGATAATGTTTTCTGCCAACTTCTCAAAAGGTGTTCTGATATGTTCATTATAAATTCTCTCTCTCATATGTGGACGAGTTTCTTTATTATGTCTTATGATTGCATCTTCTGTTCCTTGGTGGAAGTAATATCTTGGTGAACCCTTTGCTGCTTTTCTTGGCATTATAACTCCTTTTCTGTTATTTCATTAATTTCATCTACTGCTTCTTTGATTGCTGTAAACACTACACCAATTTCATCATCAGCTTCAAAACTACCCTTAGCGTCTATTTCTTCTAAGACTTGTTTCGTATCTTGTATTCTTTGTGCATAATCCTCTATCCAAGTTTCTAATCGTTCTGACTTTCTTGTTAGATTAAATGTAGTCCAACCTAACATCAAGATAATTATACTTAGTAATATGTATCCTATCATTTTTTCTCTCCAAACAATTCATTGAATATATCTTTAGGGTCTGTTGACTTTGTGAACTTTTCTTTTACTTCATTGTCAACCGCCTTCTTGATTTTGTTTACTGACTTTTCAACTTTCTTTGCATCTTTCTTGTTACCATTTCTCCACATATCTCTTTCAAGATAAGTTGCCATCATATCAGCTTGGTGAACAATAATCGGTATGTGTGTTCTTAACATCATACTTGGCATTGAAGTCATTAGATATGGTTTATTATAATCAACATACATTCCGTCTGCCAATCTAATACCATAGAACTCTTCTTTAGAATACTTAATTCCATATTGTTGTAATAGAAAGAAACTTCTATCCGTAACGTCCATATGTTCAATATCTGGATTTACATTGTAAATCTTACCTTGATTTTTTATATGCCATTCAGATTCATTTGGTGTGTAGAATTCATTTCCTAATTCATCACCACACTTACCTAAATCGTGATGCATAGCTGCAAAAACTAATTCTTCATCTGTGAAGTCAATCGTTGCTCCTGCTTGTTCCCACACTTCTTTAATTTGTTGTGAGAATTTAATTACGTGTAATATGTGTTCTACATATCCACCGACTTTTGAATTATGATAATGTTCTACTGAACTAGCTGGTGCTACTACCATTCTATCCTCTAAGTCATCATACATTTTGTTGAGTTTTTCTAATCTATCTCCTGTAAATGTATTGTTGATAATTGTTCGTAAGTCTTTATAATTATCTGTTATCTGTTGTTCTGTTAATGTCATCTACCTACTTCTCCTAAGTATTTTTCTTTTGTTTCTTCCCACGACATATCCATAATGTCTGAGTAGAAAAGTTGTTCTGGTTTTAATCTATTTTGTGAATGCAATTTTTCATATCGTCTTATTGCTTTTGGTTTCCACCAATTAATAACTCTATCATAGTCTAATTGATATTTTTCTTTCATTATTAAATCTTTTTCATCTATATTACTTCTAAAAAATTCTTTTCCATTTTCATAGATGTCTGCAAAGTAAACACCTCTTTTGAATCCGTGTTGATAGTCTTTTGCTTTCATACCAAGATGTTTAAATATTCTATTGATTATATTGTTTTTTGGACCTGTAGCGTTTACAGCTTTGTGATGTTCTTCTGGGTGGTTTTCTTTTAACCATTGATTCCAAACTAAATAAATACTATCGTCTGGTTTTAAATTGATTTGTCCTGCAGTTTCTCCAAGAGTTTTCCAATGTGGTATTCCATTGTATTGTGAGTGAACACCATATAGTGCAGTTGTTGTAATTCCAGCCAATGTTTGGTTATAAGCTTCTTTCCAATTGTTTCTGATTGTTGAAGAAGTAACCAATGCTGATACTAATTTACCACCTAAGAAATTAAAACCTAATGGTTGTGTAGCTATAATTGAAGTTCCGATTGCAGTGTGTTGTAGTTTTGCATCATCTAATTTGTTTTCTTTGGTCCAACCTAAAAATGCATCTCTAACTTTAATAGACACAACATCACTACCCATACAAATAACACCCAAGTATTTATTTGTAATTTTATCTTTAACAAAATACTTTTGGTTACGACCTGGATTTGCAACAAACTCCATAGATGAAATACCTTGTCTTAATAAAGTCCAAGTTTCATTATCTTGTGTGTATTCTACAATTGGGTCTAAGTCTTGAATTTCTTGTATTGTTTTTTCTTTATCATATAAATCTGTTGGTGTCCACATTTGTTGTTGGACCTTGTCTAACTTATCTGCTTTGGAACGAAGTTTATCACTCTTGTTAAACTCCTGCCATTTTTTATATAGAGTTTGTTCTTGAACTGACATAGTCTTTAACATTTCCATATTATCTATAAACTTTTGTTTATTTAAATCAAAGTCAAAGTCTTTCTCATCTGAGAATTTATCAAATGTATAACCCAATTATAACCTCGTAATAATGTATAGTTGTAAAGATAGGACAACAAATGCCAATATTGTTCTGATGAACTCCATTAAATGATTGTGTCTATCAAAAAATCTTTCTATCTTATACCATATTGATTGTTGATATTTCTTGTATTCTTTTTTACTCATAATTCTATAACCTTTTTTTTATATTAATATACAACATTTTTGTTCCGTTGTCAAGAACTTTTTTTAATTTGATATAAATTTTATATCCTCATTTAAATTTGCTTTCTTAATCTTAGCATCTGTAAACTTATATGGTTTGGTTCCTGGTGATTCTAAGATATCAATACGATTTACAAATCGTTTGTTCATTGTATCTTTGACTTGATAGACTCCGTTCTTTCCGTCGGTTCCAGTCAATACAATAAAGTCACCATAGTCTAACCAACCACCCCAACGCTTTAATAGATTTCTACTCACCGCAACATACTTGTATTCTGATGCTTTGTGTATTGTAATCTTTGTTCCGTCTGCTAATATATCTGGTGTTCTATCAGTTTGTCCCCTGACCGGGTGATACATTGTAACCACAACATCAAGTCCGTCTAAACGAACTCCGTTTGTTAATTCATCAATCTTTAATTGCAACCTAACTCTATCATCTTCCAATGAATCGATTGTTGCTATATAATATTCACGATACCCTTTGAATAGTTTATCCCAAACCAATCCATTGAATAATGTAAAAAATGTTACAAATATAATAAAGTATTTTTTCATAGTTTCCGCCTTTACAATAACTATCGTTTATTTATTTTTTTACTAATTTCTTTCTCACCTTTTAATAATGGAAAGTCAGATTTTTCACCAAATTCAAAGTCAAAGTTTTGAACATCTGTTCTGAAATAATGTCCAACTAAAACTACATCATCAAGCATTTGGTAATATTTCTCTATCTGATAAGAGCCTGTTGTGTTTAATGTTTTTAGTGGTTTAGCATTTATCTTTTCTATCTCACAAAATTCTTTCCATTGAGAATCAAGTAAGTCGTAGTTAAAAACATAATCAACACATTTAGGCATCTCAAAAGAATTAACTTTGTTCAACCATTTACATTGTGGCATCATATCAAAGTTTCCCATATTATACTGAATAGAACCACTTCTTAACCAATATGAAAATGGAAAATCTTTTGGGTCTTGATTTTTTAATTGTCTATAACGATAATAACTTACCATTCTTTCCCAAGGATTTCTTATAACCGCAATCTTGATTGCGTTATCAAAAGTTTCTTTGTCCATATAACCTTGTAATACTGATAATGGATAGTGTTCTGTGTTTGTCATTTCCAACGAATTGATTATAGATGTTCCTGCATTTTTAGGAATATGAACAAATAAAATATTGTGTTTTTCTGAATAATTATACATTACGATTTACCTACTTTCTTTTCTATATAGTCTACCATTTGTTCTGCAACATTTATCTTGGTATATTTTTCCATACCTTCGAAACCTGGTGCTGAATTAACTTCGCATATTACATAACTTCCATTATCAAATAACAAGTCAACACCTGCTATATCTAAGTTTAATAATCTTGCACACTCACCACCAATCCACTCAATGTCTTCGTCAATTGCATATGGAATTGCTTCCCCACCTCTTGTGATGTTTGCTCTAAAATCTCCGTCAATGGATTGTCTCATCATACAACCAACTACTTTACCATTGACTACCAATACTCTTAAATCTTTTCCTAATGAATCCTCTATACACTCTTGTATAATAATGTTGTATCTGGCATTAGATAGTTCTGCCATTTTCATCAATTGTCTGAATTGTTTTCTATCTTCAACCATAAAGACTCCACTACCATAACTACCACTCAAGGTTTTTACAATCATTGGATACTTGACATTCTTCTCAACCAACCCAACATTAATCGGATGCTTTACCAACATAGTCTTTGGTACGGGTAAAGATGATTGTCCTAATATCTGTTGTGAATATAACTTATCTTTAACATTATCAATAGCATCACTTCCATTAATCATCACAACACCCAATCTTTCTAAGTGTCTAATGATAGCTTTAATAAAGTAAGTCGTTCCACTACCTGTTCTCGGTAATACAAAGTCAGGCAATTTTCTTGGTTCACCATCAACTATAATAGATTTCCTATCATCTCTATCGACAAATATATCTACATCTTGTGGATTAACTACACGAATCTTAATATCTCGTTTTTCAAATTCTTCTACGAGTCTTTGGACTTCGTGGTTTTCACCTAATGACTTTTTGTGTATTATCCAACCATTCATTTTATAAATCCTTTAATTGCTAATTCTTTGTGTTTTGCCTCTACCATAATATCTACTTCGTTACCATATGTGTTTGGTAATTCTTGAATTAAGTCTGAATGTGCTTGTGGTCTAATTGACTCATCTAAATGTTCTTTGGAACGACTTTCTGAATAATGAACAACTGGTGTGATATCACCCCAAGTAGACAATGCCATTTCTAATGCTTCTTGTTCTGTTTGTCCGCCTGTATTGAACTTGTAATGATGATAATCAAATGTAATCGGTATACCAATTCTTTTGTGAATACCCTCGTATAAATCTTTTACCGAATACATTGATGCTTTGTCGTCGTTCTCGACGGTAAGTCTTGTCTGAACTGACTCTGGTAGTCGTTCAAAGTTTTTACAAAATCTGTCTAACGCTGATTGCTTATCTCCGTATACACCATTACAATGTATATTGAGTTTGTTGTATGGTGTTCTACTCAAACCCATCATATCAAATATATCTCCGTGTATTGTCAAATCTGTGATTGTGTTCTGAACTACATTTTCGTTTGGTGAAACCAAAACATTAAACGGACCTGGATGAGACGTGATTCTATGCCCATACTCTTTTGCTTTTAGTCCGGCATTCTCTAACCACATTTTTATAAAGTCGATGTTTGGAACACTATCCCAATCATTGTAATACTCGGATGCCCAAGGAAATACATCTGATGACATACGAAAGAACTTAATGTTGTTTTGTTCGTTCCAATCAATAATTTCATTTAAGTCAACAACATTTTGTATAATCAATTCAGACGCATAATCTAAACCTTTCTCTTGGAAAGTTTTTTTAATCATTGAACGATTTGTAGTAACTCTATCTACACCTTTACGGGCGTTGAGTTCCATATTGATACAAGCATAACCTAAATTCATAATTCTAATATAACCTTTTTTTGTTTAGTTGTCAAGTCTTTTTTTCAAAACATCTTGTTGATGTTGTTCTGGTGAGATGTAAACACCTTTTCCGTAA